CACAGATTGGCAAGATTGTAAATCCTTTGGAAAAAATGAACCAGACCAGTGGCATGATGCGTAATGATGGTAAAACATATCATGGCGGTATTGACCTAGCAGGCAAGATTGGTGACAAGGTCATGGCACCAATCTCAGGTATAGCCAGAGTCTTGAGCGAAAAAGAATCAGGTGGCTACGGCAACATGGTTGAAGTCACTGATTCAGTCACCGGCGTCAAACACATGCTGGCTCACCTGGACAAGAGCATGGTCAAGTCTGGTGATGTGATCAAGGCTGGTCAGCAAATTGGCACCTTGGGCAACACAGGCAAGAGTACCGGTGCACACTTACATCATGAGATGCGGGATAAATTTGGAAACAAAATAGATCCTTCATCATTATACAGCAAAGGCCCAGGCGACACATTTGGTTCAACCGCAGGCGGAGCTGCCACCGGTAACCCACAAGCAGCACGTCGCGGACAAAAATCTGGTGCAACCCAGATGCCCGGAGCAGCTGGTACTCCAGGTGCACCTACTGACATGGCTACTTACATGAAAACTGTGGCTATGTTAGAATCTGGCGGTGATCCCAATGCCAAAGCAGGCACCAGCAACGGAAATTATAGTTCAGCAGGCGGCCTATTTCAATTCTTAGAAAGCAGCTACGAAGGAGTTACTGGTCGTAAAGGATCGGGTGCTGAACGATTTGATCCGGCCAAGGCCACTGAGGCAATGAAGAAGTTGACTATGATGAACAAAGGTCAGATGGAAAAAGGTCTTGGTCGCGAAGTTTCTGGCGAAGATCTCTACATGGGACACTTCTTGGGTGCCGGTGGTGCAACCAAGTTCTTACAAGCCAAGGACAAAGATCCAAATCAAAGCGCAGCAAAGTTTGACCCTACTGCGGCAGCATCTAATAAGAGCATTTATTACGATCAAAAAGATAATAATCGTGAACGCAGCATGGCCGAAGTTCACAATTTGATGACTGAAAAGTATCGCAAACAACAGGCTGCAATTCAAGGTGGTGCCAAATTACCAGATGTGGTAGCAGCATTGGGAACTGGTGGTATGCCATTGGCAGGAGGAGCAGCACCAACAACAGCAGTGGCAAGAGCACCAACAGCAGCAGTGCCAGGCTATGCTCCTGAACAGAGAGCACAACCTGCTGCACAGCCCACTACCTTGGCTGGCATAGCGCAAAATCTGTTGGGTGGTCTTTTTGGCAGCAGTGGTACCACTGCTGGAATAGCAGGTCCCACAGCACCAGCAGCAGGCAGCGACATGGCTGGTATCACAGCAGCCCTGCAGGCTCAAACAGCAGCTACGCAAAGTGCCATCACTTCCAGCATGGAAAATATGACCACGAGACTGGTTGCATCCTTGGGCACCACAGGCGGCATCTCTGGTGGAGATCCTGCTGTTCCTGCCTTGTTGGGCGACATAGCGTCAGCACAGCGAGAACAAACAGCTGCCATCAATAGATTAATTTCAGTACAAACAGCATAACAGATAAGTATACAACAAATTACGGATCATTAAATGGCAGATACAGAAAAGAAAGGCTGGCGCAAGTACTTCAAAGTGGCCAATGTGGGCGGAGAACTCAGCCCACTGTCAGGCAAAAGTGCCGACGGCCTGCCAGGATACGGACGCAATGACGGTAGAGATCCCATGCGTGGACATGCAGATGTGGCCTATCGCAACTATGCCAGTCGCTTGCCTGAAGTGTATTCAGGACACCCCAACCGTATTGAACGCTACAATCAGTATGAAAACATGGATTCAGATTCAGAAATCAATGCATGTCTGGACATTCTAGCAGAGTTTTGCACACAGGCCACTGCCACAGACGCCTTGCCGTTTCAGGTCAAGTACAACGACACACCCACTGATCACGAAATTGACATCATTAAAAAACAACTACAGCAGTGGGTCAAGTTGAACAAGTTGGATCAACGCATTTTTCGTATCTTCCGCAACACACTCAAATACGGCGATCAGGTATTTGTTCGAGATCCAGAAACATTTGAAATGTACTGGGTTGACATGACCAAAGTTGCCAGAGTCATTGTAAATGAAAGCGACGGCAAACAGCCCGAACAGTATGTGATTCGCGACATCAATCCCAATTTTCAGAACTTGTCAATTGCAGTAAAAACCACCACTGACTATCAGTCAACACCACCATCGGGTGCTTATGTGGCACCCTACAACTACTCAGCACCCAATGCTGGCGCAGGTGGACAAGGCGGTTCGGGCAGCAGATTTAGTGCTGCCATGAACGAAACTGTGCTGGATGCCAAGCATGTGATACATCTGGGTCTCAGCGAAGGCCTGGACTACTACTGGCCATTCTCCATGAGTGTGCTGGAAACCATATTCCGTGTGTTCAAACAGAAAGAACTTTTGGAAGATGCTGTGTTGATTTATCGTACAGCTAGAGCACCTGAGCGCAGAGTATTTAAAATTGACGTGGGCAACATGCCTAGCCACATGGCCATGGCCTTTGTGGATCGTGTTAAAAATGAAATCCATCAGCGTAGAATCCCCAGCAACACCGGCGGCGGTCAGCACATCATGGATAGCAGCTACAATCCTTTATCCATCAACGAAGATTACTTTTTCCCACAGACCGCAGATGGCCGCGGATCAAGTGTAGAAACCTTGCCTGGCGGATCAAATCTGGGTGAAATTGATGACTTAAAATACTTCAACAACAAGATGTGCCGTGGCCTGCGTGTGCCCTCCAGCTACCTGCCCACCGGACCCGACGATTCAGATCGTCCCATGACAGACGGTCGTGTGGGCACAGCACTCATACAAGAATATCGTTTCAATCAGTACTGTGAACGCTTGCAACGCTTGATCATAACCAAACTGGATGACGAATTCAAGATGTTCATGCGCTGGAGAGGCTTCAACATTGATTCCAGTCTGTTTAGTATTGCATTCAATCCACCACAAAACTTTGCCAGCTACAGAGAAGCAGAGTTAGATACCACTCGTGTGACCACATTTACTGCCTTGGAACAGGTGCCTTACTTGAGCAAGCGTTTCTTGCTGAAACGTTATCTGGGCTTGACCGAAGAAGAAATTAGTGAAAACGAACAACTGTGGACTGAAGAACGTGGCACAGCTGAACCTGCTGGCACCACTGGTAGTGATCTGCGTGGTGTGGGTGTTAATCCTGCAGATTTTGAAGGTGACATTGCCACAGGTGAAGAAATGGCCACTCTGGGCGAACCTGGCGCAGAAACAGCAGCAGCACCTGCACCTGCTGTGGGTGCACAACCTGGCGCAGCAGTGACACCACCTACACCTGCTCCGGCATAAATATTCGTATGATCTTGAACGAACTTTATCAACGTGAGCCTGGTGCTTACCAGGACTTGCAAGCAGACAATACCCAGCCTCGTCTGGGTGACCTGCGCAAGACCAAACTGACCTTGCGTCAACTCAACAAGCTGCGCAAAATGCATGATGTGAGAGAATATGAATTCAAAGAAAAACTCAAACAGGTCAAAATTCAATATGCACCTCCTGCACAACCTGTGGTATAGACCACACTGATTTTGTGTCACTGATAGACACAAACACACGAAATCACCAAAAAACCACCGTTAAGTGACTAGATTATTACATTATATGTAAATATCTTACAGAGCCATTACATCGGAGGGTCCTCATGAATAAGTTTGAACAACTAATTGAATACGTTATCAATGATGACGAAGCAAAAGCACGTGAGCTGTTCCATGATATAGTTGTGGAAAAAAGCCGCGCCATCTATGAAGAAATGATGGCAGCAGACGAAGAACTTGAAGAAGCTGCTGACGAAGAACTTGAAGAAGATGAAGTAGAAATGGAAGAAGGCATGGATCCCAGCATGGGCGGTGATCAAGCCGACAATCTAATCAACGACATCGAAGCTGAAGAATCTGGTGTCAGCATGGATGAAGATGAGCATGACATGGAAGATGATGCCATGATGGGCGACGACGAAGCCGACGCTGGTTTAGAAGACCGTGTGGTTGATCTGGAAGACAAACTGGACGAACTCATGGCTGAATTTGAAAGCCTCATGGGCGACAATGACGATGCTGACGACATGGACTCAGAAATGGACATGGAAGTTGGTGATGACATGGACAGTGAAGAAGTTGTCGACGACGAACTAGAAACAGAAGGCATGTTTGAAGCTGTGGATCTAAAAGCAGCTCCCAAGCCTGTGACCTCTGAAGAAGGTGGTGTCAACAAGAAAAGCACAGTGGCAGCCAACTCAGGTGCACGTGGTGCAGTGGCCCGACCAGTGTCTGCAAGCGGTGACATGGGTGGCAAGCATGATTCTGCTGCTTACAAAAACACAGTCAAAGACATGGGCATGACAACCAGTCCCAAGCAATCACCTGCACCCAAGCCACACTTGGCACAGGCTGCGGGCGTCAATGTCAAGTCTGTGATACAATAAGGAACCTGGTAAATGGCTCTTTACCTACGTGAAAATCTTACTTTCGACGCTGCCCAAATAGTTGTAGAAGGCACCGAAGAAGGTAAGAACCTTTACATGAAAGGCATCTGCATCCAAGGTGGCGTCAAAAATGCCAACGAGCGTGTGTATCCTGTGAGCGAAATTGAACAAGCTGTGGGCACTCTCAACGAACAGATCACTGGTGGTTATAGTGTATTGGGTGAAGTTGATCATCCGGATGACCTTAAAGTGAATCTGGATCGTGTCAGCCACATGATCATACAAGTGTGGATGGATGGCCCCAACGGCTGTGGCAAATTAAAAATACTTCCCACGCCAATGGGTAATTTGGTACGCACCATGTTAGAAAGTGGTGTTAAATTAGGAGTTTCTAGCCGAGGTAGCGGAAACGTTAACGAAGCGAACGGACATGTCAGTGACTTTGAAATAGTCACTGTTGATGTGGTTGCCCAACCCAGTGCGCCCGGCGCATATCCCACAGCAATTTACGAAGGCTTGATGAACATGAAACACGGTCATCGAGTACTTGAAATGGCCAAAGGGGCTGGCAAGGACAACAAAGTACAGAGATATTTGAAAAGCGAAGTAGTTCGCCTGATCAAAGATCTCAAAATCTAGGAGATACGCATGTTTGATGCTATTAAACCACTACTAGATAGCGGACTGATCAACGAAGAAGTTGGCCAAGAACTCACGGAAGCGTGGGAATCACGGCTGACCGAAGCTCGCGAACAGTTGCGTGCAGAACTCAGAGAAGAGTTTGCACAACGCTATGAGCATGACAAAACAGTAATGGTGGAAGCACTGGATCGTATGGTAACAGAAGGTCTCGCACAGGAGATTGAAGGCATTGCTGCTGAAAAGCAACAACTAGCTGAAGATCGTGTACGTTTCCAAGCCCGAATGAAAGAAAGCAGCACAAAGTTCAACGACTTTATGGTGTCCAAACTGGCTGAAGAAATTG